TCTAAAGACATCATCAGAGTAATAGAACATAACTCTCAAAAGGTAGCTTAACAGCTACCTTTTTTTTAATAGGTAAATAAAATGAATATAGAATTAATTAACAAAACTGTAGAAACAGAAACAAATAGATTGGGCAATAAAAAATATACAAAAGGAACTTTTTTAATAAGCTACTTTATGTATGGTGGCACGCAAGTTAATGGTGAATTTGTACTTGGTAAATTCTCTAATTATTACCCACGATTTGCAGATAGCAGTGCAGCTTGCAGGCAAACACGCTTACAAGAATGTCTAAAAATTGCAAAAAAATATGGTCATACACATTACAAGATACAAAAGTCATTATATGTAGACCCAGTTAATGGTGGTTGGCTAGATATGAACGAGCAAATATTTGGAGAGTTTGTACAATGAATATTAATTTAACCAACCAAGAAGTAATAGCATTACAGATGTGCATATTTGAAAAAGCCAACAAAGAAATAGAAGATGGTAACCATAATATGCTATCTGAAGATACGCCTTTAATGACAGCGTTAGATAAAATTCTTAAAACTAATACAGGTCAAGAAAAATGAAATGGATAACAATAGAACAAATGACTGGTGATACTAACTCAGAGCATTATGCTTATTGCCCTAGTGATTATTATATTTTAGAAGAAAATGCTAATGATAATGTTTCTGATCGCCTTATATTAAGTAAGTTTCTTAACCACACAATTACTACAGATGATATTTATGAAGATCAAGAAACTGGTTGGTATTGGCATGGTAAATCAATTTATATAGTTAGAAGCATTAAAGATATAAACGAAGATGAATTGGTGACAATTAGGAACTTTGTTTATGCAAAAATATTAAATACACACTAAATAATATTCCAAAAAGGGTTTACATCTATTAATTAACCTAGTATGATGTACTCATATTAATTAAACAAAGGATAAAATGAAAAACTTAAATAACCCAACCAACTCAAAAACCATTGCAGGTTTAAATCAAGAAACCCTTTTGGCTGTAGTTAAAGAACACTGTCTTTATGCAGATGCAGAGTGCTTTAAATGGTACTACGATGTTGCAGATGTATGTCAAAGATTTAACATAGATAGCGATACATTATCGCAAAAGGAGTGGCAAGTTGTAGCAGACTTAATAGCAGAAAATTTGCCTACTAACTTTTTTAATCAAACTTGGTAAGGGGTAGCATTATGAAATTTACAGAAGCCCTAGAAAGATACATTAACGAAGCACCAAGTTCTTTTGACAAAGTACCATGTAAGTCTAAGTCTACAGAAAGAATGCGTGGTTGGTTAATGCGAGATGCTTTAAATCACCATATTGGTTGGGTACCATACAGTGGTCGTATTACATATATAGATCACAACTCAACACAAGAATATATTATTGATTAAAGGTCTCTTTCATCTGCGTAAACTATTACGCATCTACAATTAATAACATTTTTTGCACCACCTCTGCTATCGCCTGCAAAACTCATAGGAACTCCACCAACAATAAAATCTTCTGACATATCCACAGTTTGTCCACTGGCTGCAGAATGTGCTGATCTTGTTCTAGCATCGTTGGTAGCTACCCATTTTTTTAACATTTTTATCCCCAAGTCTTTCTCAACTGTTGCGTGGTAAGAATGGTTTGCAAAAGATGCGGCATTATGTGTTTCTGTTCTTGCTATAAGTGCAGCACGGCTTCTGCTTACTGGTAAAAATTTACTTGATACTAATTTAGCTATTTGTGGCAAAGTTAAATTATCTGCTCTGCCTTGTTCTATTAAGTTGCTTATTCTTGTAGCCATGCGCTCTGTAATGCCTGCTAAGATTAATTGCCTATTGGCAAAGTATTCATTAACAACTAACTCAAAATCTGTACTTCTACCAAATACAAATGCCTCATCAGCTTTTCTTAAATATTCGTACTTTTCTTCATTACTTCTGTATATCGCCTTAAAAACTCTTTTGTAATGCGCAAGCATTAGTGGAAAAAAATCCTCATTAAGAGATTGTTGTGCAATTTGTATTTCATATATTCCATACTGACTGTATAGATGTAAATGTGTATTTAAAAACTTTCTAAATAATGTATTTAAGTTTCTATAAAATCTTTTTTCTAAATTATTTCTAAGGACTAATTGTTTTCTTGACTCTAAGCGTGTATTAATTCTGCCCTGTCTAAAAGTATTTATTCTTTTAGTGGCTGTTCTCACTTTTTCGGTCTGCCTTGACTATCTGTAGGTCCTTTAGATTTTAGTGGGTGTCCATCAGGAAAAAGGTCAGTATCGTGTTTACCACCTTTAAATTTGCCGCTTGATAATGCTCTTAAAAAAGAATTAACCCTAGCATATGCCCAACGATCAGCACCACCTTGTCTGCGTACACTTGGTCTTACGCTTGATGGATTAGTATTATAAGCACCTACACCTCTACGAAATACTTGCGTAAGCATACCCAGTGTAACTTTCTTAGTTTTGCTATCGCCATATTTTTCATTATGCTCTTTAACTTTTTCTTTTAAGCCATTTCTAACTGTTTCGCTAAGTGCTTTTTCATCTTCAACAAAACCAATATGTTCCTCAAGTTCGTACTCTTTAGATTCTTCTCGTTCTATTTGATTTCTTACTTTTTTTGACCAAGAGAAACCTGCATCACCACCCCATAAAGCCCATGCAATTCTACCAGCACTAGGGTAGCCTTTTTCGCCTTGACTAAAACCTTCTGCTTGTTTATCTACTTCATGCCTAGAAAAAAAACTGTACATTCTTTTGACTGTAGAAATAGATAGCCTTTCCTTATTCATGAGTTGGTTTGCTCTTGCTACACCAACAGCAGTACCACCTCTTTTATACTTTTTTCGCCATTGCAGACCTCTTGCTGCTTCTTCTGCCATAGAATTGTTAGGAACTGTATTTATATCTGATAATGCTTTTTCTTCTTCTAAGAGTTCTAATATTTCTTTATCAGTTTCTTCGTCATCATAATCTTCTAAATCATTTTCATTAACTGGATTTGCAGGTTTTTCCACGCCTTCATCACCAAGAGGAAATAAGTTAGCTGATATATATAGATCATCTGCTCCATCTAACGGCTCTAATCCAAGCTGTTCTCTTGCTTCATTCCTAGTCATGATTCCTTCTCTTACAGCAGAGGTAACATTTTCGTATACTCTTTTAACTCTCTCTGACAATGCAGGAATAGCATCAATGTCAAACTCTAATGTGAGACGATCATCAAACAATGGAACTAACCACTCGTTAAGGTCTGATGCGATCTTTCTTAAGTGTGGAATAATTGTTTCTTCATACAGAGCAAGTCTTGCTTCTGCAACATTTGAATAGGTTTGACTGTCAGGAACACCTACTAACTGGCTAGGTACACCAAAGCATAGAGCAATGTCTGTTGCACTCATGTGTTTTAAGGTTGCAAAATCCATGTCTTTAGGACTCAGACCCATTTCTTTCCAATCAAAGTCTCCCTCTAATAACATAGGTCTGCCTGCATTACCTGCACCACTAAATCTGTTATTTAAGTCTGTGAGTAATTGTTGTCTCTGTGATTCTGTTAAATTGACTGCAAAGCCTGCATCATCTTGTGGTTTGAAAACAACTGCACCACTTGGTCTTGCACCATTTTGTAAAAGATTGACATTGTGCTTGCTAGCCATGTTAAATTGATCTACCTCAACTGCTGCTGCACTTAACGGACTTAGACCATAGTAATCATCTAGCGGATGCCATAGCTTGACGTGTTTTAGTTCGCTAAAGCCGTTTTCTTGATCTATAAGATATGTGTGAGCAACTCTACCATTCACCATGTATTCATATTTTTCAGGTATAGGCTTACCACTGCCTTTGATGTTTATGCGATCAGGTCTTAATTGATGCAGTTCTTTTGGTGCGCCCATGTCGCTACCAGTCTTAAGAATGTAAGCGTTACCACTTAACAACACATATCCAAATAGACTGTTAAAGAACTCACTGTAGGATTGCAATGGATTGGGTCGCATAAGAAGATCAATCAAGGGATGTTCTTCTATGATTTGATCACCTGCCTTAAGCATAAAAGGCACAGCACTTGCACCTTTGCTTATCTCATTCACGCATCTATAAACAATCGCGTTTTTAAGATAGCCTTCTTTTGCTAAGTCTTGGTATTTATAGGTCTTTGCTTCTTCAGTGCCAACACCAAAGTAACCCATCATGTTTGAATTTTTTTGCTCAACAGGTTTGCTGTTGAACAATCTTTGTAGAAATGTTTGTTCTGCCATTAGCTTATTCTCCAATTTACGTCACCCTTTGATCTACTTAATTCGGTTATACCCCAAACTAAAGCATCTAATCTGTCAGGGCTTGGTTTTGTTTCTCCTAAATAGCTACACATTTGTGATTCTAATTCAGGAAAATATCCAATGTGATGAACACGCCTTTGCTCGTAAAGTGCTGCAATTGGCTCTGCTCTTATTAGCTTGCCTCTTGTTGCTCTTACAGACCTATAAGGAATGTTTAAATCCATTCCTCTTAATAGTCTCTCCACCAAATCTCCACCATTGTTTGTTTCTGCAACTATACGATCAGCGCTCCAGTCATAATAACAATTAATGGCTTTTTTTGCCCATGCGTCAGGTGAATATTTGCCTGAAACATCTTCAAGTACATAATACTCATTATTAAGGTCTTTGCCAACTACCACAATTCCTGTTTCGTCTGAATCTTCATTGCTAGTTACGGCAGGGTCAATTGCTACAATAATTTGTTTTAATTCTTTTTCCGTATCTTCATGTAGTCTAGCTTCATCTATTAGTGCACTAGTCCATAAAGCACCTTCTAAATTTTCTATTATTTCAGCATATAATTCTTGTCTACCTAGTGTAGTACCTTCATATTTATCTCTAAGCATAGCAAGTGCGCTTTCAGCTAGGTTATCTTCATTTTCAAAAGTATTACCAGTGGTAACTGCCACATCTTCCCTTGCAACTAAGTCTCTTATAATTTTTGTAGGCTTTGGCGTGGTAGTGATAAGGCACTGTGGATTTTTGCCTAGTCTTAAACCAAACATAAGTTGATCAAAGGCTTCTGGGTATCGCCATGCTGCAACCTCATCACACCATGCCCTATGAAACTGTGGACCTCTTAATCGCTCAGGCTCAGATGCTGCATAACCTACAATCTTTGAGCCGTTATGTAAGCGTATTTCACTTATACTTGATGAGTACCCTTTCATGTCTTTTGTAACTGAAAGACACTCTTTAGGTATTATAGAGACTAAACCACTTGGACCACCAAAACATACTCTCCTGAGATCACCTGAAGTTGGTGCAACGACTGCCGATATGGTATTTGGATTTCTTAGCGCATATAAAGCAATGTCTTGTGCACCAGTTCTAGTCTTACCCCAACCACGACCTGCTAATATAAGCCATATGTAATGTTTATACGCAGGTTGTAACTGTTTATCCCTAGCCGTTTCTAGCCAATTAGTGCGTAGTTCTATCGCCTTGGCTTCTGCGTTGTTCTTCAACTGTGTCAAGCAGTTCCATAGCTCTTCTGAATGCGTCTGTGTTTTCATTGACTGTGGCATCTATATTATGTGTAGCTTCTCCAAGAGCAAGTTTTGCTAAGCGTTGTGCAGTAACTGCTGCATTAGCAAGTGAATTAATTTGTGATGGTGGCAATCCTTTTTTGCCTTGTTGTATTGCTGAATTATTATTTTGTATTACTTGACCTACTGTGCTGTATAAGGCTTTTGCAAGATTAATTGAATTATCATCAAATTTAATTGACTCTTTTGCTCTTGCTTTGATTCTATCTCTATCAAGTTTTTCTGTGTACTCTTGTTGGAATTGATCGCGTTGCACTTTCCATTGTTCTGTTCTTGCAATTCTATATATCGTGCTTTGTGCAACTTTATATTTTTTAATTAATTCATCTAAAGTAAACAAGACTCTTTCTGAGTTTTCATCAATACCTTGAACAAACTCATTTCTTATTTTAAGTTTTAAAGTGTCTGTAAGTTTAGATGTTTTAGTTTTACTGTTCATTATTTACCATTAATTACACACATAATATTCCAAAAAAGATTATATGCAAAGGGTATTACTTAATTAATACATATATTATTCCAAAAAAGGTTTACTTATTGTATGGACAATATACTATGTAACCTATATTAACTAAACGCTCACAGAGCAGGTAAAATGAAAGAAGAAAATAAAATCCAAGTAATACTAATTGACCCTTACGATCAAAGCCTATCTTACATAGATATTGGTGAATCTAATTTAGATGATTATTACAAAGCAATGCAATGTAGTTGTTTTGATATAGTTCCTCTTGGTGGTGGTGTCATTATGTATGTAGATGATGAAGGTCTACTTAAA